ATAGATACAGAGTCATGCTTGAACCTGAAAAACTTGGGTTCGCTCTGTTGGTGTTTCTCATTTACATAAATACTGTAAATGGGTAAGACACGACCCCCTTTATTGCGGGTATCCTTGTCATAAACACCTAGTTGCTTGTATGTATCAAACACATAACCACCCCACCCATCCTCGCGTTTATGCTGGCGAGAACTAGGGTACAGCTCCAATAGGTGACCGTCACCGAACGAGTCGGGTCCGAACAACCGCATGGGTTCCGGGATATATCCCAGTACCAGTTGAGCCATATCCATGTCCCATCTACGTATGTAGTGATTGTAGAGGGAAAAGAGTGTGATACCAGAAACTAGTTTCTTCTGGTAAAACGGGCGGATATCGATGCCTAAGTAGTAATCCCCACCGCAACTTTCGCGGAAGGGGCCTTCCCAGAAAGACTTCTCGAGATTAATCTCGAAGCCTAACGATGTGAATACCTGTTTGATTACAGGTACGGAGTCCACGTGACAGATAATGTCATCACCGTAAACTTTAACACGTTTAGCGTGCTCCTCATCGCAACTGGTTACCAGAGCCCAAAACAAAAGGCTCTGCAACGGAAAAGTAAATCCGTTGCCCATTGTGGAAAAACTTTCGAGAATGTAACGATGTTCTGTTCCATCCTCGTCTGTATAGCAGGTTCTCTGACTACGACAGTCAGATAATGCTGCAAACCACTCATAGGGGAAGGTGTGACGCACTAGGTTAGTAAATATGTTACCTGATGCGTTTACTAGGTCCAGGGTTGCTTCGTCCCCAGCAATCGACGCAAGTCGGGCCGCAATCTTATTCAGATCTTGACGCCGGAGGTCGATCCCCACACGTTTGACACGTTCGAACATAACTTCGCCATAAGCCCTTTGGATTACTCCATTGGCACTAGGCTCGGTCTGTATAGTCCGGTATGTCTTAGCGTTCTTAGTTGCAAACGCGAGTGTACTGTCAGTAATATCGACCGATACTCGTTCTACGAGCCAACCTTCATCATCAACACTCCATGTACTATGGAGCGCCGACCAATGTGGGACTTCCCGGAAAAACGTGGGAAGTAGGCCGACAAGGTTTGCACTACTTGTTATGCGGGCTCCGAGTTTTATTCTCGGGCACGCACTGCGTTTTGGTACCGCAGTATTTGCTCCAGGGCCAAAAGAGAACCTAAGCTCACTGAGCTTCGGTACGTCACCCAACACTTTAGATATTTTCCGCGCAGCGCTATGCAACACAGCACTGACGACCGGAGGAAAGGAAAACTCCCCCGATTCATAAAGGTCGAATAAAGCGTTGCCTTTACGGCACCTCTCTTCACCCGCTAGGAACTTCGACAAGGCCACAGCCTCTTTATCAATGCCTACATCAAGCCATTCCAGTTTCTGGAACAGGCCGAGTGCTTGGCGTATGTGAGTGTGTTGTTCAACACTCAAAGAGGTAAGGGAATTGTCGTGTTCGTAATGAACAAGCCCAAACCAATCGCGATCGTTGATAAGACGAGCGATTGCTTCGGCCGGAGACCCGGCTGCCTGGCAATGTTCAAGAGCAATCCTTGTAAGGATTTCAAGGCTTCTTTCACTGGTAAACTCCTCATCCCAAGATGTTATTGACATCATGTATCTCCTTTAATTAGGTAAACATTGGGTAATAGGCCCCACCTACATGGTGGTTACGTCGGCATGACGAGGCTATCAAACGCCTCTACAGCCGGGCCAGATGATGCGGGAACGACAGAAGTCGACACGTTATTCAAGATGTTAATATGAAGTTGACGTGCCAGCTTTCGACCGGTACCATTCGAACGCGGGTGGAAATACCCCACGGTTTCATAGGTATCAGTGAACGCCACCATAGGCGGCGCTGTGTATCCTGCGGAGTTTTGTGCTCCAGCCGTTTCCATTACAGGAACTTCGGTCCGAACCACAACCCGGGTAACCCCACTTCCAAGCACTTTCCTCTTGATTGAGGTCTTCACTTGGGCAATCTCGGGCACACCAGCAAGCTTCTCGCCGTATTGCGCGATGAGCTCGTCGGTCATTCGGTTGATTGAATCAGCCACGAGGGTGTGAGATACAGGGGTCGACGCGCCGTCAAAGGCGACAATATTTGCAATAGCAGACATTGATTTTTCCTTTCTAAGTTAGTAAAAACCGGCTTGAGAGCCGGGGTTGGTTACTTCTTGCGGATAAATATACTTGCGAGAAGTGAGACAGCGTTAAGCAATCTCTCACCAGGGCCCTTAATTGGGATTTTGAACCCAGGTAATTTTACTTCTGCAGACATACTGCCGAGCACAGTTCGGGCTACGTTATGATACGTCTTTTGGGACGGTATGACAACGCCCAGGAATACGTTCTTCCCGGAACCGCTTGCTTTGTGCGGATAATATGCACTAGGCCCACCACTCGCGATGGAATATCTCGAGTAGATGGTTCGAACAAATTTTCCTTTCATACGTTGTGCAGCATTCCGCGCACGTATATAGTCACCAACGGGCAGAGCCCAATCGACAACAAAGGAAAAAGGCACCAGTTCCCACACCACGTTCCACGGGTTTGTTAAGCCCATTGCTTCACTAAGTGTGGGGTCCAGCAACTCCTCTAAGTAGCCGATGTAACGGAGCGTACTGCTCCCTCCACCGGTCCACTCAAATAAGCTCGATCCGACGGTCGGTTTTAATGACCTTCGGGTTTGCGAACTTATCCGTGCTTTGCGAGGTTTGTCGTACTTTGCGATGGCTTTGCTCATTTCGTAGATATCCCCAAGGAGGGGACGGAGACCATACTGCACCTCCAATATAGTGTTACTAACACTATTATTTTCCACGTCGTTGATTAACTTGAGTC